TATGCGGTCAAGGTTGGGATGGTTAGGTCCTCACCAGAAGCGGTGTTGATGCGCTGTCCGACGTCTAGCATTGGGCCAACTAGACGTGCAACATCGAATACCTGGTCGAAGAACGACTTTGGTACGGTGTTGTCGCTGTTGACTAGGGTGCGACGCTCGAAGGTGTGGGATCCACGGGTCTCCGCAATGTTGCGAAGGATGTCAGCAGCGGAACGCTCTGATACAGCAGGAACGAAGCCCTTAGCAGCAGCCGAAGCCTCTACCTTGCGCTCTTCGTTGCGCTGTGCAACTGCGATTGCCTCGTCAGCTGAGCGGATGTCAGCTTCGATGCGGTCAATCTTTTGTAGTTCAGCAGCGTCAAGTCCACGCTTCTCGGCCTCTGCGGATTCGATAACATCACGAATCTGCTCGGTCAAGTTAGCACGGAGTTCCTGCTGAGCCTTGATGAACTCAGACATTTAGTCTCCTTAGTAATTTCTTTTTAGGGATACCAGCGGCGTTGACGCTCAACTGAAACACGGCAGAGCTGACTCACATCCGATGTAAAAAGTTTACAGCCCTTTGGACAGGTAAAGGAAAACCCCTCGGCTAGAAAGATAGAACCGAGGGGTAAACCCGTAGCTTGGCGAAGTGCTTAGCGCTTTTCCTCCGGCTTGGTTTCACGGGTTTCCTTGGCTGGCCCGTCAAATGAAGCTGAGCGCTTCGGAGCGTCAAGGCCAACGATTGCATCTGCAAACTTGTCTGCGTACTCGTGAATAACACCCGATTCAGGGTTTCCGGCGACCTCTAGGATTGCCTTCTTGATTTCGTCCTTAGTTGCCACTTTAGATCCTGTCCATTAGTAGTTTGAGTTTCTTCTTCTTGAGTTCAAGCATAGCCTCTGAGTTATCCTCGACTGGCTCTTCCTCTAGCTCAACTTCTGGCTCAATAATCTTGTCCTTCGGGGTGAGGGCGTCGATAACCGAGTTGAGTAGGGTGCTTTCCGACTCTGATAGGTCAGAACCGATTTCAAGCTTGATGATGGCGTCAGCTAGTGCGTCAGCGTCTACACCAGAGCGCTCTGCAGAGAGCTCGAAGGTGCGAACCTGAGTGCTACCAGTAGTGCCAGTGTATGCAGGCCAAGCAACGAGGCTGACCTCGTGCAAACGGACCGAGTTGAGGGTTCTCTCGCTACCGTCGGCGCTCCAAGAGTCGCCACCTGACGGAACTGAGAAGCCGAAGCTCATGCTGTCAACATCGCCACGGCGTAGTAGCTCTGCTACGTCACGACCACGAGAGGTGTTAGGGAGGATGCCGTCGACACGCAGGCCGTGTGCGTCCTCACGTAGAGTCATAGTGCCTGCTCTTGTGGAGCCTAGGATTTCGCCTGCATCGTGGTTCCAGAGGAACTTGATGTCGTTGCGGGCACGTAGCGACTTACGGAAAGCCCCTGGTGCAATGCGCTCGGTGAATGGTAGTGGCTCTGATGGACTGTTCCATACAGCTGCATAACCAGTAAAGCGCATGCCTTCTGATTCTTCCCGCACCTCAAACTTAGTTTGGTTAGTGCGAGTCTCTATCTTGGACAATGCTTCGCCTTTCGCTCGGCCTTCGTTCTCTGCTTCAATTCTACTAACTACACCTTCAGCATAGGTCAAAGCACGTTGAGCTGCTCGCTTTGAAGGGCCTGAGCCCCATAGCAAGTGCGCAACTACACCAGCACTAGGATAATCAGCGGAATCAGGTCTAGCGGCGGGCGAATCCAGATCCACAAGGTGACGAGCAATCCAAGCCCGAATCCGAACCCACTTATCAGCGGTGACATTGCCTGCCGCCATTGCCCGAGCTTCACGGACAGTTCTCTCAACCAATCCATCGCCAGCCTTACCTTCTTCGTAGTAGCGCAAGCCCTGTCGTGCAGCGGCTCGCATGTAGGCTGGTGGAGTTAGGTTTACTTCACGTACTTCGAGCGAGTTTTCCTCGACCTCTTCATCATCATCCTCGTCCTCTGGCTCATCTGTTGGCTCAGGCAACGGGTCAATCTGGGTCAAGGTTGAAAACTTGTGTGCAACATAAACGTCAGTGTCTCTCCAGCCGTCGTTGTAGCGCTCGTACACCTGAATAAGTGCAGCTGGGTCGGCAGGAGTGCCGTTGACCGAAACTGAGCTGTTAGGGACGTTGATACGCCCGTCCTCGACTATCTCCTTGATTTCGCCACGTGCACGTCCACCAGAAGAGTCCCATGAGACGTAGTCGCCTGTACGTAGCGTTCCTGGCATTGCCCTGAATGCTTGTGCTGAAATCTGTACGTTATCGCTCATTAGATTGGTTGCCTCATCCAGCTAATCACATGCCCAGTCTTGTTACTGACTGCATAGAGTTGCTCTAGTGGGTTTAGTGTGAACTGGTAGCTCTGCTCCTTGAGAAGCAACAGTCCAGAGGTAACAGTGACATCAGCGCCACCGAGGTAAACGTTCGTGGCGTTGTCGTTGTTGTGAATGGTAATGCGAGACGGCTGATTGTGAACACCGTCGATAGGCGTCGCAGTCAGTCCTACGCTCGTCCAACCATTACTGATCAACAGGAGCCTCCGGCTGTAGCTGGACCGAATCCTTACCAGTGTGCTCGATAGCAGGTAGACCTAGCTTGCTCATAACGTCGGCTGGGTCAAATCCAACCTGAATCAAGCGCTGAGCCATGTCGACACGCTCCATCTGGGCTGATAGGTCAGCGGCAGCAATGTTGACGTTGGCTAGTGGGACACGAACGGTGTCAGCCGATGCGTCGTTGATTGGGGTTAGGTCCTCTAGGCGTCGCACGTCGTTGATTGACAGGAAGCCTGACTGAAGGCCAGTGCTGTAAGCGGTCATGCGGGAGTTGATGTCGGCACGTAGTAAGCCGTCAAGGTTGAACTTGATGAATGCAGTCTCTCCGCCTTGGTAGCGAGCCATGAGCGGGCTGAGTGCTCCCTCAATCTTCTGCACGATTGGACGGAGGCAGTGAGTAACCCAAGCGAGGTTGTTCTGCTCGACCGATGCGTAGCTTGTGGTTCCAGGTAGACCGAGTAGGTGAGGAGGCACGTTGAACGCACGGGCTACGTCCTCTACAGCCATACGGCGTGAGTCTAGGAACTGAGCCTGATCGTTAGGCACGTTGGTTGGCTTGTACTGAGCTCCACCGGATAGTACGGCGGTCTTGTGTGCTCGCTGCCATCCACGGTGACGGCTGTCGAAAGCGTCCTGTAGGGCCTTTGCTTGCTCGGCAGTGAGGTTTCCTGGCACTTCTAGGACACCGCTGGTCTGAGTACCTGAACCGAAGAATTTGGATGCGTAGTTTTCTAGCGCTGTTGCTAGACCTAGGTTCTCCTTGAGCGCCTCTACACGGCTTACGCCACGGATGGAGCCTGGACGAACGAGGTCTGGTATAAAGATGACCTCTTCGGTCGTTAGTGGCCTCTCCTCGCCTCTGACGATGAACTGGACACGTCCTAGGCCGTTCCTGCGGATGTCTACGTCCATAGGGTTGAGGACAACTAGGTTGACCACCTCGCCCTGTGGGTTTGAGTAGACACGAATAAATCCGTTACCGTCGAGAAGTAGTGACACGATGACGGAACCATAGAAGGCTTCCTTCGTGGTATCGACATCTGGCTTTGTTACCCATTGTGGGCGTGGACGGAACGGATACCTAGCGCCGTCTCTGCGGATGTAGGAATCTACAGGCAGGGTGGCGATTGTGTCCGAAATAAGGGACACGGCTGAAAAGACTGCGTTGATTTGTAGGGCAGTTGTGCTGTCAACGTGTGTGCCAGCGTTAGTGCCGATGTCTAGGAAGTCGCCGGAGCCCCAGACTGTCTGGAAGCTAACAGCTCGCTCCTCACGACCTAGAAGTTTGTCAAAGAAACCCAAAATAACCGCCTATACAAAAACTTGTGGCACTACCTCTTCCATTCTACCTACGGTTGCCCTGTCGTAAGCGATAATGAAAGCGATAGCGTTGTCGATCTTCTTTTTGGAGTTGGAATGCTCCTTGGTCACACGTTGGCCTCGGTGATCAGTCTTGATTACGCAGTTTTCGATGTGCCGAGACAGCGCTGGGTTGCC